CTACAACCATCTCGACTATATTTTATTTTAAATATCTTTAATAATCAGTCGCTTGTGGTGTTTGTTTTGTGACGTGGCGATGAAGTGGCGGCAGCTTATCTTCTGCCGCCATTTTTATTCCGGTAGCTCGTCGAGTTTCACTTCGAGCTGCAGGCGGTTGGTGTAGCCCTGATTGGTGAGGTCGTGCACCACCTGGGTGAGCAGCCAGTCGGCCTCGTCTATCTGTGGCTTGAACCCCCTGACGGTGGTGGGTTGTTCCGGGTAAAGCTCGGGCCGGCCCCTGGCCAGGGTGATGTCGAACTCGGCCACTCCGCGCTGGATCCGCTCCCACTCTGCCCTGGCCGCCCGCATGGCGTTGGCCTGGTTGGCGTAGACGTGGCGCAACTCCTTGACGTTCTCACTGCTGCCGACCAGCAGCTCGTTCTCTTTCTTGTTGACCACGACGCCCGGCGGCAATGGCCGCTCTGGTTTCGGCTTGGTCTTTCTCTTGCGCTTCACCTCGACTTTCTTTTTGTCTGCGGCCTTGTTGTCTTGCCAGTAGGCCGTCACGCCGGTGTAGGCGTCGCGGTCTGCCACTGAGAAGCGGTGCTGATCGCCATCTTGGCGGGTGATGGTGATGGCTGGCAGCGGCTGGCCCTTTGCGGTGGTGCCCTGACCTGCCTTGATGAACATCAGGCGGCCAGATTTGACGGTAGAGATGGCATCGCACTGGCCGGCCAGGCGGGTGAGGAAGGCCAGATCGCTTTCGTTGGCTTGGTCGATGTGGTCGATCAGTTGCCCCTTGAGCGAGTCACCCACGCAAGGGGTGAGCTGGTAGGTGGCGGCCACCTGCTCGACGATGCTGCCTACGGTGGATTGGTGCCAGCTGCGCTCGCGCAGCTTGTTCATGCTGCCGCGCAGGTCAGCCGATTTGCCCCGGATGGTGAGCACATCCGGGGCGCCGCCGTGTTCCACTTCGTCAATCTTGTAGGTGCCCTTGTCGACCAGGGCGCTGTCTTGCCAGCCGATGAGGGCACGCAGGGTAGCCCCCCGGCGCGGCATGTCGAGCTGACCGTCGCTGTCATCGAGGGTGATCTCGATGGTGTCGGCGGTGAAACCCCGGTTGTCGGTGATGGTCATCGACATCAGGCGCGGGCGGATGGCGGCCGAAATGTCTTTGCCATCGACCAGCACCTGGTAGTCCGGCACTGGATGCCCTTGGCGCAGGGCATCGAGCGAGTTGGTGATGCCGAGATTCTCGGCCAGGCGGCTGCCGAACTGGTCGAGCGCCCCCATCAGAGGATCCCCCCCAGCTTGCCGCCGATGCTACCCATGAGTTTGCCCACCCCCAAGCGGCCGAGCAGGTTGCGCGCGGTGCGCCCCAGCAGGGTGTTGCCCAGCGTGCTGTCGTTGTCGTCGACCCGCTTGAGTTTGATGCTGAACTCTATCTTGCGGGCGGCACCATCGCTGGAAAACTCGGTGCGGGTGGTGCTGATGCCCTCTATCACGAACGAGCCACGCATCACGCCATCGCCCTGGATCAGGGGGAAGGCTTCACCGCTGTCGCCCATCTGGCGCAGCATGTCGAGTGATACCGGCCCGCCGGTCAACTCTGGGTATAGCACCCCGCTCAGGGTGCTGGTTTCATCGTCAGGGCCTAGGAATTGGTAAGCCGGGCGAGCGCCGACCCGGTTATTGCCCGGGTGGCGCCATGCCCATTCGTCTTGCTGGGATTGAGGGGCAACTGTCGAGCGCATAAACACGAACCAGCCCAGGGTCATCATCATGGTGGTTGCTCCTTAGTTGCGATCGCCCAGCGTGGCGCGGCCACGGGCGGCGGCCTGCCGCTCGCGGCGATCCAGCTCTCGGCTTACCTCTTGTGCTACATCCGCTGCTGATTGCCCCGGTTGCTGCACGATATGGATAGGGGCGGTGATTTGCGTTGTGGTATTGCCTCTGGCGACCGGGCGTGGCGGCGTCACGATGCGCGGGCCATAACCTGAACCTCCAGCCATCGCGGGCGTGTTGTAGTTGCCGGTGAGGTAGCCTGACGGATTGACGTTCGCGGTGACTGTGCCGCCCCCCTTCATCCAGTCCGGCAGCAGGTCGGTGAGGGCTTTTATCTTGTTCTTCAAGCTCTCCCACTTTGCACTGATGCCGCCAATCAGGCCGTCGATGATGGCTTTACCCTTGTTGGCGGCCCCTGCTGGCAGGGTATCGAAGAAGGCCCAGATCTCGTTCCAGTGCATGATCAGCATGCCGATAGGGGTCCATGAGAAGAGCTCTTTCAGGAGTTCCCAGAAGGCGAGAGCTGGGGCCTTGCACTGGGCCCATAGGTCGCTGAACCACTTGGTGACCCCATCCCAATTTTTGTAGAGCAGGAAGGCACCGGCAGCGATTGCCGCAATGCCCATAATGAACCAGCCGATCGGGGTGGTGAGCATGGCAATCCCGAGTCTGACCATGCCCATGGTCAGTGCCTTGATGAAGGTCAGCAGCGGGCTCCCATATACCAGCAGCATCGACATCCCCATTTTGATTGCTGCCAGCGGCCCGAGCAGACCAGCCACGACCAGCAGTAACGACCCCCCAGCGGCAGCCGCTACGGCGGTGACCGCCGCGATACGGGTCAGGGTAGAGGTCAGTTCTGGGTTGGCCCGCATCCAGTCTCCAGTGACCTGGATCATTTCGGTGACGCGCTGGATGATGCCTCTCAGTGGGCCGTTTTCGGTTTCCATCATCTGGATCCCTACGTCATCCCAAGCCGAGGTGAGGTTGTCCAGATCGCCGATGGCATTATCTGCCATCACCTTGGCGACTTTGCCCGCTTCCCCCTGAGTTTGCTTCAACGTGGCGATCAGCTCCTGCAGCTTGCCGGAACCGGCCTGATCGGTCAGCACGGCCAGGGCGGCGAAGGCTTCTTCACCAGCGATGGCTTTGAAGTAACCCGAGCGGGTGGCGTCCCCCATCTTGCTGGTTTTCTTGTAGAGCTCATCCAGGATATCTGGCAAGGCGCGCAGGTTACCCGCGGCATCAGCTGTCTTGACGTTCAGGGCTGCCAGCGCATCGTGCGCCGCCTTGGGCGGGGAGGCCAAGCGGCCGAGAATGGCCCGCATGGCTGTGCCACCCATACTGCCCTGAATGCCTGCATCCCCCAGCTTGCCTGCCATGGCGGAAGCTGTTTCAAGGTCAACACCAAGCCCTGCCGCCACCGGCCCCACGTATTTCATGGTTTCACCCAGCATCTGCAGGTCGACGTTGGCACGGGTGAAGGTGCCGACCATCACATCCCCTAAGCGGTTCATCTGGTTGGCCGGCAGCTTGAAGCCGGTCAGGATGTTAGATCCGATATCGGCAGCAGCGGCAATCTCGACGCCGCCTGCCTTGGCGATATCGAGCACCCCTGGCATAGCATCCCGGATCGCCTTGGGGGTGAAACCGGCCATGGCCAGAAATCCCTGCCCCTGTGCCGCTTCGCCCGCCGTGAATGCAGTATTGGCGCCGAGTTCTCGCGCCTGAGCCCGCAAGGCGGCCAGTTCGCTGCTGCCTTTGTCCAGCCTGGTGATCGCCTGCACCTTTGACATATCGACATCAAAGCCCATGGCCTTGCTGGCGATGTTGGTGCCCTTGTAGATGGCTGCGGCCCCGGTGGCCATGCCCGCAGCGCCATAGCCCGCCAAGGTACCGCGTATCGACATTGTTTTGTCGTAGTTTGCCTTGACCTGGTTGAGGCGCTTTTGCTGGTCAGCCAGTTGGCCCAGTTTTGCCCGCTGCTGGTCTAGCTGGGTATTGGCTGCCGCCAGATCGCTCTTGAGCTGGCGCTGGTGCTGGCTCAGTTGTTTGGTGTTGATGCCAGCCTCGCCCATGGCCCGTTTCAAGCTACCGTGACGGGCGACCATTTCTCGCTCTTGTTGGGAGAGATCGCGTACCTTCTGTTTGGCTTGTTCCATGGCGCGGGTCATGGCCTTGGTCGGTTGCTCTACCTTGGCAAGCTGCTGGGCCATTTGCTGGGCATCGCGTTGGGCTGCTGTGAGCTGGGCGCGGGTGGCACCAATCTGCTGGCCGAGGGTACGATAGCCATCAATCTGGCCACTCTGGGTTTCCAGTTCCTTGATGCGCTTTTTCGTTTCGACCAGGTCTTTGGCTGTGATACGGCTTTGTCCGCTGGCAGCCTTGAGTGGGGCGGTGAGCTTGTCGACCGCCCCGAGCAGGATTTGAAGTTTGAGAGGGTTCATTGCTCTGTTGCCCCGTTGATGCGGTTGTGAGTCTCAACGAGGTTTTGGTGCCAGCCCATCAGCTCGCTGATTTCCATGGCCGCCATCTCGGACGGCGGCCAGTGGGCGATGATGGCCAGATCGGCCATCACCTCGTCTATGCAATGAGGTAGGCCATTTTCTTCGGTACCAAAAAAGCGCTTACCTCACTGCCTAGCTGCATCAGGTCAGCCGGGTCCATGTTGCCGATCTCGGCTTCGGTCAAGATGGGGGCGGTGATGCGGGGCAGCAGTTTGGTGAGGGCGTTGACGTCCATCTGCACCACATCGGTCATATTGAGGCCGCGCATTTCGCCCGCCTTTGGCTTGCGCAGCTGGATCTCGGTGATGGTGGTGTCGCCGCGCTGGATGGCTTGGTCGAGGGTAACGGTTTTGTTTTCCATGGTGTCGGTTCCTGGTGATGTGGTGAGGGCGGCTGTGGGCCGCCCGTTTGGTTGTTGGGTAGGTTAGAGGCCGATGGCTTTGCGGTGTTCAGCCATCAGGTCGACGCCGTCGACAATCCAGATCATGTTGATCAGGTCGATTTCGACCAGGTCGACGCCGTTCATGGTCTCTTTGTAGTAGGTGTTGACCATGCTGACTTTGCTCTGGGAGTTGTCGCCACTCTTGAGGGTGCCCCGGTCGAGCTCTTTGAAGCGGCCGCGCTGGACGATTTCGACAGCAACCACTTCACTGGTGTCGTCGCGCTGAACTGAGCCTGCAAAGCGGATGGTGACGCCGTCAATCTTCGGTGTGCCCATGCGCTTGACCAGATCGGCTTCAAGGCCGCCGAAGGTGAAGGACGTGTCGAGGGCGCCATCTTCCAGCCCCATGTGGATATTGGCGGCGCCCATCATGCCGCCGCCCCGGTAGGCTTCGAACTTCTGGCTCAGCTTGGCCGGGGTGAAGTCTTCGGCGACGCCGATCCAGTTGCCGCCATCGAGAAACATGTTGAGGTGCTTGAGTTTGCGTGGCAGTGCCATGGTGGCTCCTTATGCTGCGGCCGCGACGCGTGCGCCGAAGTCGATGAGGTAGTGGTCGGTGATGCGCTGGATGAGGCCGAGGTCTTCGAGCGGCGGCACCGGGGTGTAGTTGTAATCGATGCGCAGCTTGCCCGCCTTGAGGGTGTCTTTGTCGTTGAGCTCTTCGTTGTACCAGCAGTCAAAGCCGAGCAGGTAACCGCCCGCAACCAGTTCGCGTCCCTTGGCCTTGATGCCCTCGATGATGTCTTTCACCAGGGTTGGGGTCATGGGCTTGTCGTTGGCCCACATGTGCGCCTCCGCCATGGTGTCGGCCAGGATCTGGGCTGTGCGGGTGTAGTTCTCGAAGGCGAACAGCGGATCATCGGAGCAGGTGCGGTTGCCCCAGTAGCGGAAGCCATCGGCCCGGATGAGGGCGGTGATCTCGTTGGCGTTGAGCAGGCCGACCTCGGTGTCTGGGTCTTGCAGATCCCAGAACAGGGCCTTGGTCATGCCGTCGACCCCGGTCACGCCGACGTTGGACAGGGTCTTGTGCCAGCCGATCTCTTTGTCGATGAGGGCGCGCATGGCGGCGGCCTTGAGGCAGGCATCCAGTTTGACGCTGGCATTGGCTGCCACGTCCCACGCGGTCCAGTCGCCATGGATCGGCATCAGTTCGCGGCTGGAGAAGTTTTCGCGGTAGGCCAGTGCAGCCTCGACGGTCTCGGCGATGGTCGGCACGTAGGCAAAGGCGCGCAGCTTTTTGGCCACGCCACCCAGCGCGCTGGCCACCGGCAGGGTGCAGTGATCCGGCACACAGAGGATGCGCGGCTTGACGCCGGTCATCGGGGCAGCCCGTTCCAGTGCCTTGAGTCCGGTGTAGCTGCCATCCGGCTTGATGGTGCCGATGATGTTGCTGGTCAGCTCGGCCTCGTCATTACCTTTGGCGTAGCGCACGACAATGGCAATGGTGTTGACGGTGTCATAGATGGTTTGCAGCGAGCGCTTGAGGTTGCCTTGGGTGCCTGCCTTGGCGATGGCTGCCGGCAGGTTGGCGATCAGCACCGGTTTACCGAGCGGGAAGTAGGTAGCATCCGCATCTTCGCCGTGGCAGGCCATGCCGATCACCGCCGTGGCGACGGTGCGGATGGTGCGGGTTCCCTCGTTGACTTCCACGACGCGCACGCCGTGGTGAAATTGGTCCAGTGCCATAGGTTCTCCTGTTGTCCGGACGGAGCTTTTGCAAGGAAATGCGAGCATGGTCAGGATGCAGGTGCAGGGGATGGCGGGCGAGCTGTTGCCATTGTGTGGCGGCGCTACACAATGGTCAGGCGGTGACAAGGTGGCGTTTGGCGGCAGTTAAGACACACCCCGCGCTGGGCGGGGTGGGGTGGTGGTTATGCTATGACTGGCTCGACCTCTTCTTCGGCCTTTTCAATGGGGGGCGGATTTTGCCAGGTGTCTCCTGATTTTGTGGCACCTGGTAACACCCAGTCAGGGCAGGGTTCAAACTTTTCAGCCAGTGCAGAGACATGAACCGCTGACGGTTCAATACCCAGCCCGCCATCGTTCCAAACTTCGGTAACCCGACCACTTATTACCCGAGCAAAGTGTTTCATGCTAGTACCTCCACAATCACGGCCCCGGGGCCCCCTCTGCCGGTGTAGGTGTTGTATCCACCACCGCCACCTGCGCCAATGCCTCCGCGTTGTACCGATGCAGTACCACCACGGTTTGAGCATGAGCCGCCGCCGATATTGGCCTGATGCGCAGCATTGCTTGTGCCCTGGCCTACTCGGCTATAGACAGAGAGATAGTTGCTGCCGCCGATCGCCTGGAGCGTGAGATCTGCATCCAGTGGCAGGTCGTGTGGGGTGATCCCAAGTCCCCAGCCATCGTCGTACAACAGGGGGCGAAGCCCATCAACCCAAGATCCTCCCACACCACCGGCATTCGGGGCGTTCGCGTTGTCCAGTCCATTTCCGCCGGCGCCACCTACACCGTAACGATGGCCAGACGCGCCACCACCACCGCCACCACCAGATGCAGCGTCAAAGGCGTTACCGCCAGCACCGCCAGCGTGATTGATGGTGCCACCGATGCCGGCTCCGCCCGCACCGCCTTTACTGGCTACTGAGGTGTTATCGGTGGCGGTCTTGCCGCCGGTGGCGGAAAGCAGCGCGCCTACCGAGGTGGTGCTGCCGTCTTGGTTCAGGTCGCCGCCAGCCCCCACTGTGTAGGTGAACGTTTGACCTGGCACCACATCGAGCTCTATTTCGGCATAACCGCCGCCACCGCCGCCACCGCCATAACCGTGCAAGTCTTTGGAGGTGACGTTGCGGCCACCGCCACCTCCACCTACTACGGCGACCCGGATCTTGTTCCATCCTTCTGGAATGGTTAGCTGTCGCGTACCCGGGATGATGTCAAAGACTTCTACCCTGTTTTTAAAGCGGCCAAACGGGACGCTGGCCGAGCTGGCTCCCAGTGTGATCACGATACCCTCCAGACATTATTGATTTTGCTGAATACAAACTCCTTACCCACCTCTGCCAACCTGATCACCGGATCGTTCCCGCGTGGCGTAATGATGGGCTGGCCGCTTTTTTCTTTCACCAGACACAGCACGTCGCTCGTTACCAGATGGTCGACGATAACCCTGACTGTTCCAGTGTCAGGCAATGTGAGCTCGCCTGCCGCCATAAAGCGATAAGTGCGTGCGGCGGCTGCCTTCAACTGCCCCGTCACCGGGATGGCGTTGGCTAGGCTTTCCACAAACTGGCGGCTCGCCAGCACTTTGGACGGGTCAACCAATATCTGGATTTGCCCGCCATCCACTTGATGGATCGAGACGTAGGTGCCGAGCGGCAGGTCGACTTGCGCCCCCTGTGCTGGAATGGTTTTCTCTACCGGCGGATAGCGGGTGGCAAAGATCATGTCGCCGTCAGCATCGAACCAACCGGCCTCGCGCACGATAAACGGGCCCACGTCGATTGGGACGTAGCCTTCCATGTAGTATTGGGATGGCAGGTTGGCATCCTGTTCCAGTATCGCAATCGGGCCACGAAAGGTTTCGTCGATCAGCTTGGTGGCTTGTCGCAGTTGTTCAGCCGTGGGGGCGTAGCTGTCGCCACCGCCGCTTCCTACCGCGAACTGAGTGAGGTTCAGTGCTCGGCTGGTTGCGGCCAGATTGGCCAGCTTGGCAGCCCCGATGGTCGTCAGAACGGTAAAGTAGGTTTGTGTCATATGGCATTCACTCTGTAAGTCGCCGCAATGCGCGGCATACCGCCGATGGGGGCGGCAATGCTGGTTGCAGGCAGGCTGGCCTGATATGGACGGCAGATATAGCGGGGTGTAATGGTCGGTACAGCCGCCACCCCCAGCCCGATGTCAGTACTCATGACCAGGCTCAGTGTGTAGTGACTGCGCAGGTTTTTGGCTTCGTCGATACGGCGAGTGATGGCGGCGGTGTTGCCGGCCGCGATCCCCTCTGGCGGAACGTTGACGCGCACCTTGAAGTTGTAAGGCTGACCGCCAAACTCGAACCATTGCTGGATGGTGGCGCGATAGCCGATGGCCGCCAGTGCGCGACGCACCGCGCCCGGGGTGCCTTTGGTGGCGTGGATGCTGAAACTGGCTGCCATGGCCCCACGCTTTTGCGAGTCAGACCACTCATCATCCCAGTCATCGACGCTGAATGCCCACGCTTGATACGGCAGGACGGTGGCCGGACATCTGGCAGGCGACCATAAATCTCGGCATGGAATAGAGAGCGCCATCGCGGCGGCGGCCACAGTGCTCAAGTTGCGCTCGGCTTTGGTGGCATTTGGTGGCAGCAGGTTCATTGGATCACCTGCTCGATGGTGTATCCGCTGCACCATGCAGCCTGATGTTTTGCCGGGGTGATGTCTTCCCAGCCAACCAACTCGACCTTTGTGACCCCCTGCACATGCAGGGCCGAGTCAAGGAGGGATCTCGGCACCTCTACCCCGATGCGGCGACGCGGATTGATCACTTCAAGCAATCGCCGCTCTGCTTCGGCGGTGATGGCGGCCGCAGATGGCCCGGCCGCCGGAATAAACAGGCGAATGGCCAGGGTGTATGGCAACACTTGGGCGGCTTTGACATGCACGTTATCGGTCAGCGGCACCCGATCTTCATCGGTGAGATAGGTGGCTACTTTGGTCAGCAGTTCCGCAGACGGGGTGCCGTTGCCGGTGGCGGCCAGAATGTAGACATCCACCACGCCCGGGCTCGGTGAGGTAGGTTCGGCATCCATCACAGCGCCATCAGCGGTGCGAGCGTGATAGCGATAGGCCTCGCGTGGTCCTGCGACGCTGAGGGCATCCCATGCCAGCAGTGAGCGTTCGCGCAGGGCGGCATCACTTTCCATGATGGTGGGGATTGGCGGGGTGGCAGTGTCTTCCCCCCGCTGCGCGACAAGCCGCTCGACATTCCAGTTTGCCACCAGATTATCGAGGTCGGCCTTCTCTGCCCATGCCACCATGTTGGCGACTGATGCGCTGTTGATGCTGGCCCGCAGGATCAGCTCTCGATAGGCGTTCTCTTGCAGCATCTTGGTGAGGGGCTCAGATTCAAGCGCCAGCGTGGCAGCAATGGCGGCTTGCTGGTCTGCAGGATAGCGGGCGATCAAGGATGCTTTGCGCTCGGCAAGGATGGCCTCGAAGTCGAGCAATTCGACCACATCAGGCGGTGGCAGCTTTGATAGATCGATGGCGCTCAACGGGTGGCTCCTGTGGGGATAGTGATAGTGGCACTTTCTGTTTTTGAATCTGGCGCGCCGCCATCTTTGCGTTGCCAGGTGAGCTCGATGGTCAAGGCGCCGGCAGTGGCGCCAGGCAGCACGTCGACCCGGGTGATGGTGATGCGCGGTTCCCAGTTGATGAGGGCCTGCACGGTGGCAGCCATCAGGCGCAGGCGGGTGGCCTGATGCTGTGGCTGGTCGATGAGGTAAAACAGCTCGCTGCCGTAGTCGCGGCGCATTACCCGCGATCCCACCGGGGTGATGAGGATGTCGCGCACCGACTGGATGATGTGGTCGGTGGCGCTGATGGCGCGGCCGGTGGCTGCATTCATGCCGAGCCAGTTCATACCGGGCCCCCTGATGTGTCGCTGCCGCGCTGCACCTCTTTGTGGCCGTGGGTACCGACTTCGACGGTGCCGACCTTGGCGGTTTCACTGATCACGCGCTTGGCCTGTAGCAGGTTGGTGCAGATGACCTTGGGGGCGTCGAACGTCACGCTGACGCTGGCTTTGATTTTTGCCGCCATGATGCCGCTGGCATTGAGCTCGCCGGTTTGCGGGTTGTATTCGATGATGGCGCCGTCGCTGTATTCGGTGCGGTCGAGGTCTGGATTGTCATCGTCAGCCAGTGGCTCGTCTGCGGCGGTGGCGTTGAGTGAGCCCACGATGTACGCATTGCGCAGATCGCCACTGACTGACAACAACATGACCTGTTCGCCGATGGAGAGGCGATGACGGGTGCGGTTATTCCCGGCCCGTTCGGTGAGGTAGGGCCGCCAGTCAGTCTTGTTGTTGCCGCTCTTGACGCGACATTCCCCGGAGCGCACGGCTATTACGGTGCCGATGCGGATCAGGTTGTCGAGCTGGCGTTGGAGTTCGATCAGGGTCAGTTGCATGGGGCCATTGTTTTGGGCAATGGCGGGGAAGGCGAGGGACGGCCATTGTGTAGCGCGCTTACACAATGGCGGCTGTTATAGCCCTTTAGTGAGTTGGGCCAGCAGTAGTTCTTCCAACCTTTCTACCTCTTCGGTAGTGATGCCCAGCAGCTCCCGCGCTGGATAGCTGATCTCGCGGCCCTTGATGCGGTCTTTGAGGCCATATTGGTGAATGGTGGCGAGTCGATTGGCGGTGCCGACAAACTCCACCACGGCCTGCTGTTCACTGGCGCGGGCTTTGAGCCAGGTGGTGTTGCTGATCTTGAAGAACATCTTGCGGCGAAGGCGTCCCCGGTTTTTCTTCAGCTTGGGTTGTGGCTTGCGCGGGGCCATGGGGTTGCCATCTGGCTGGATGTTGGCGCGGATCCGCTTTGCCTGGCTGGCGCGCAAGGTGCGGGCCATCTCGCCGGCCAACTGACGGCGGGCGGCTGGCTCCATGCTTGCCAGCAGGCCATTGGCCCAATTGGTCAGGCGGCTCAGGTCGTCGGCGGCCATGGCTGATGCGCCCCGTTGATAAAGAGTTCCCAGGTGATGCCGTCATAGGGGTCTTCTGGCGGTTCTGGCAGATGCTCCCAGCCAATCCCCTGTTCGTTTTGCCACACCTTGACCCGCTCGGTCAGCTTGACGGTGATGATGAGGTCCATCAGGTCGTTGGCGAGGTATTCCGCCTCGAAGGTGATGCCTTCCTTTCGCTGCTCGTCGTTGGTCATGAGTTCGGGCTGGTGTTGGCGCAGCCAGGCCAGCAGCGGCACCATGATCTGGTCCGGGTGGCCGGCAAATTCCTCGATGCCGATGGTGAGCGGGTATTGCCACTCGAACGAGAGCGAGCGGGCGCCGGTGCTTTCGACGTTGCCCGGGGCGATGAAGATGTGCAGCTTGTCCGGGTTGGTCTTGAGGTGCGGCACGCAGCTGGTCAGTACCTCACGGATCTGTTTTGGCTTTTCCATTTTCCCTCCCATTCTGGTGCCGTTGCTGGCAGGTGATGAGGCTGTCGACCTGGGCGGCGCAGGTGGCCCAGGCGGCCTCGGTCTGGGTCAGCTGGTCGAGCAGATCGCCGTTATTGGCCGGGCTGGCCGGCGGCAGCTGGCAGGGTGTCAGCCCCTGACAGGTGAGCCTGATAATCTGCGGCGCCGGTGATGGTGGGGCGCTTGAGCAGCCTGACAACAGGATCAGGCAGAGGGCGATCAGCCCACTCCTTGAGTTCTGCATTTTCACGTTTGAGCCTCTTGATGGTGTCGGCCCGGGTGGCGGCCGTGATGGTCAGATCGCCAAGCTGGCGCTGCAGCGTGGCGGCGGCGGCGGCCTGGGCGGTCAGTTCACCGGTGAGGTGGTCGATTGCCCCGTCTTTGAGCTTTTCCCGCTGCTCGGCCTCTTTGGCCTTGTCGTTGGCGGCCTTGAGGTCGCTTTGCAGGGTATCGACCTTGCCCCTGGCGGCCGCTGCCGAGGTGGCAGACCAGCCCCAGCCGGCCAAGGCGATGGCCAGCGCCAGCAGCAACCAGGTGAGGGGGGATCGCAGCAGGTTAAGCCACATCCGCCACCTCCTTCACCGGATAGACCTTGGCAAAGTGGTCGTATGCCTTTGCCAGCTTGGTGTCGTAGTCGTTGTCCTTGTAGGCCGGCCCGTTGTAGCGGCGGGCGAAGTCGGCCCATTTACGGCCCTGCAGCGCCTTGTACATGGCTTGGTCTTGCTGGATGAAGCGGCACAGGGCGGTGAGGTGGTCGACTTCGCTGCGCTGCATGGCGGCCTGCCAGTCGCCGGCAGAGGTAAAGCCCAGCGCCTGCCAGTGGTAGCCCATGATCTGGAACATGCCCCAGCTGGCCGACTCGATAGCGGAATCCTGGTGCAGGCTGATGGCCAGTTGCAGGCGTTCCCACTCCGCCGAGCCGCCGGCATAGCCGCCGCGCTTGGGGTTGACCAGGTTGGGATAACTGGCGGCCATCTGGTCTGCGGTGGCCTTGCCCAGGTGCTTGGTGAGCTGCTTGTAGAACACATGCCGCTCGAACAGCACCACCGGGCGCTGGTCTTGGGTGAAGCCTTCGCCGATGCTCTCGACCTGGGCAACGGTGACCATGGTGGCAAGCGGCAGGCCCAGCAAGTCTGCGCCAGCCTGCATGTCATCGATGCGCAACTGGTTGCCGCGCTCGCTGCCGAGCAGGGCGGCCATGGTGCGGGGGCCTGCTTGGCCGATGGCGGCGATCATGTAGTCACGCTGGAAGGCGAGCAGGGCGAGCTCGGTGGCACCACCAAACCAGCCATCCGGCTCGAGCGGATAGCCGGCCTTGGTCAGGCGGCGCTGCAGATCGGCGACGGCGGTGCCGGTATCCCCTTTTTTCAGGCTCATGGTTGAAACCTCCCGTTCAGGTAGCTGGCGGTGGTCGGTTGCTGGCGGCGGCGCGGCAGCAGGCGCATGACGGATCCGCGAGAGCCGATCAGAGCGGTGAGCAGCACGGCGGCCAGCAACACCGCAGCCGGGTCTGGCGCTGGCATGACCCCGAGCAGGACGCGCAGCGGCACGGACCCGGCGGCGACGGTGATGACCCATGCCAGCAGGGCCGGCAGGGGGCGATAGTCGCCCCCGTTGCGGTTGAAGGTGGCGATGCGCATAGCGATCGCGGCGCAGATCATGGCGTAGAGGATGGTCAGCATGTCAGCCCCCTTTGCAGGCTTGGCGCTTACGCCGAGCCCATTTGATGAACCGGATTACCACTCGCGGTAGTTCAATTACGAATGCGCAAGCCAATGCGCAAACGACCGACGTTACTAAGGAGTTCAGCGGGTTGAACGGTGCGCCTCTCACAAATTCAACCAACATCAACAACAAGCAGACTGCAGCCCATTGCCACGCTGATTTCTCAACAACTTTCAGGAGTCCCACAAGCCACAAGACCCCGGAGAAGGCTTTACTGTCCTGTTGGTGCATATCAGCCCCCTTTGCGGAGTTTGAGCAGGTCTTCCGGCGTTTTGCGCAGGATCCACTGCAACAGGTGGACGGCCAACGCCGAGGCCAGCATTGCGCCGACGGCCCTGGGGACCTCGACGCTGAGTGGCAGCATGCTGGCCAGCATGGCGGCAACCAGCGGTGCCGCCAGTGCCCCCGCTACGAAGGCGGCAACGAACAGGCCCGCTTTGCGCAGGTTGCCCAGCTCGGCGGTTGTGGCGATGAACACCAGCGCCCCGGCGAATGCACCGAGCAGGACGCCTGGGTCAACGCCCGGGAAGAGGGACAGCAACGCCAAGGCGCTCAGGGTGCTGGTTGCTGCACTGGATGAAATGGGTTCTGGCATCGTGCTCTCCTATCGTTTGCCGCCGTAGTGGCGAGCGGTTTGAAATTCGTGGATGGTCTGGCACTCGGCGCAGCGTTCGCAGCCCCGGATCGCTTCACGGCGCGCCTGCGGGATGGTGTTGTCGCAGTCGATGCAGTAGTGCGGGCCGGTGCCACTGATGCGGGCGGCGTGGATGCGGGCAGCGAGTTGCTGCTCGCTGATGTCGGCCAGTCGTTCGAGTTCGTCGTCGAGGCGGCTCATGGTCAGTCCCATAGCTGGAGCAGCGGCTGCTCGGCCTGGGTGGGGGCCGCTGGCATTGTGATGAGGGTTCCGGTCGGGAGGATGGGGCCGAGCTCGGCCAAACCGGGGTTGAGTTCGAGCACCTGCTCGGTAATGCCTGCGGTGTAGCCGTAATGCCGGAACAGGATGAGATCGAGGGTGTCACCCTGCTGGCTGCGCAGTTGCATCAGATGAGCTCCACTGTGATGTGGGTGGTGCCGATGATGTCGCGAATGGCAAAGCGGGCGTCGCGGTAAAGGTCATCGGAGCTCACCACTTTGGCGTCTGCCCCTTTGACGCCGTCACCGGTGGCGCTGTAGTCGGTGTAGCGTTCCAGCAGGTTGGCGCGGGTCATGGCGTAGACGGCGCGCCGGTAGCTGTGCAGGTGTGCTGATTCGTTGTTGATGAGTTCGCCCGGCACGGCGGCCAGGGTGGCGTGGCCTTCGGCCTGGCGAGCGGTGCGCCACTGGGCCAGATCGCGGTTGACGCTGGTGACGGCGTCGATCACGGCGTGGGTGAGGCGCTTGGGGGTGACGGTGCCATCGAGCCTGACGGTGTCGCGCAGGTCGGCCAGTGAGATGGCCGGCCAGAACGGATCGCTGGTGACTTGCCCTTCATCCGGTGCGGTCGGTGCGTTGGCGATGAATCCGGTGCTCATGGTGCTCCTGGTTCTGGTGGTAGCCCGTTTGTTGGGCGGTGGTCGGGCCGTCTGGTATGCGAAACGCATTCGTCAGGCCCGAGCCGCCCAGGGTGCGGGGTTCGCTCGGTTAGCTGCCGCCGCCAGTGGCGTCGGGCTGCTGTTCTTTTTTCAGTTCGCGCTCGAGCACTTCGAGCTCTTTTTTTATGCCGACCTTGTCATGCAGCTCGATGGCGCGCCGGTAGTGCTCGGCGGCCTGCTGTTTGAGCCCATCGGCGAGGCAGGCACGGCCCACCGCCTTGTGCAGCTTGGCGCGCACCTGATCGAAGATGTCGCAGTCGGCCAACAGGGCCAGATAGCGATTGAGCAGTGGCAGGGATGGGCCCGCGCTGGCTTCTTGCTGCTTGATGGCGGTGTCGGCGACCTCTTCGGCAATCATGGTGGCGGCGGTGCGCTCGTAGCGATCGGGGGTGCTCAGGCCATGGCGGATCACGTAGGAGGCCATGGGTAGGGCCCCTTCGAGATCGCCGGTGTCGAGGTGCCAGAGCATGACGGTGACCAGGACGTCATCTTGTCCGCCCCGGTCGGCGGCCAGCACGCCATCAATCCACGGCTGATAGACGGCCAGCATGGGGCGCTTGGCGTCGATCTTGCGCTCGATGCTTTGTATGCCCTTGAGGGTGCGGCGGTGTTCGGCCAGCTGCATCAGCTGTAGCTCGTAGGCGTTGGCGCGCATCTGGTCGAACTGGGGATTGGCCGCCCCTTGCAGGGCGGCCAATTTGCGTTCGCGGTTGCGACGGGCAGGTGAAGTCATGCTGCCCCCTTAACCGCCGGCGGCCGGTTTCGGCCCGATGACGATGTTTTCGATCAGGGCGACGCAGTCGTAGTCCTCGACCACGTAGGCGTCGTTGGAGCTCTCGTAGTTGACGATGCGGTCACGCTTCGGCTCTTCCTCGATGTGGCGGCGGCGGGCGCCTTCTTGCCAGTAGATGGAGAG